ATCAGCTTTTGGTGTTCATGGCTGTCATGCGCATAACATACGGCTTCAACAAGAAATCTGACTGGGTCAGTAACGAGCAGCTCTCGGAGCTGACCGGCATTCTCCCGCATAAGTGCTCAGCTGCAAAAAGCGTCCTGGTTAAGCGGGGGATATTAACTCAAACCGGTCGTGTTATCGGGATTAATAAAACGGTCAGCGAATGGTCATCTTTACCCGTAAAAGGTACAGAAAAGGAACCTTACCTGAAAAAGGTAACATTACCCGAATCAGGTAAGAAAAGTTTACCCGAATCAGGTAACGCCTATTACCCGAATCAGGTAAACACAAAAGACAAACATACAAAAGACAATAAAGACAATATTAATAACCCCCCTAAATCCCCCCGGGCGGTTTCGTTCGATGCGTTAGCTGTTCAGTTGCCTGACTGGCTTTCTGCAGAAATCTGGTCGTCATGGGTGGCATACCGTCGTGACCTGAAAAAGCCGATCAAGTCTCAGCGGACGGTCACCCAGGCTATCAACCTGCTGGACCGCTGCAGACTGAACGGTTACGCGCCCGAAGAAATTATCAACCGCAGCATCGCCAATGGCTGGCAAGGCCTGTTTGAGCCAAATGGTACCAAGCCTCAACCAAGTCAACAGGGGCGAGTTGCCGAAAATTTCGCAGGGAAGGATTACGGGCAGACTGAAATCCCATCATGGGCGAGGGACTGATCATGGAACTGGAAGAAAAAATCACTGCCATTGAGCGGATGCTTGATCAGCTGAGTAAGCCACCGGAAGACATCCCGAATTGCGAGGTGGTTATTGAGCGCGTCTGTTGCGAAAAGCATGGCGAGTATGAGCAGCGAAAGCGGATCCTGACCAGCAGCATCATCAATCTGCCATCACCGCCGACACGCTGCCCGGGCTGCCTGGAAGACGAACTGAATTTTCTGAGGGATGAAAAGGTTCGCTGGGATAAGCGAGTTCGCCAGCAAACTGCAGAAAGGCTGCTTCGCCAGCTGGACATACCAGAGCGCTTCTCCACGTGCACTCTGGACAGCTACAAGCCTGTTGGGAAGGATTCTGAGCGAGCATTACGGGTCTGCCAGGCCTATGCATCGAAATGGACTGATCGCCTCCAGCAGGGCGGTGGGTTGGTTATGTGTGGCAAGCCTGGTACCGGTAAAAACCACCTTGCGCTTGCCATTGCCCGCCATGTGATTGAGCACCACCAAAGCTCAGTCATTTTCACGACGGCGCTGAAGATTGCCCGGGAGTTTAAATCGACCTGGTCAAAAACAGCCACGCGCACTGAGGATGAGGTGATCCGCTACTTCACGAAGCCAGACCTTCTGATTGTCGATGAGGTTGGTGTGCAGTTTGGCAGCGAAGCCGAGAAGATGATCATGTTTGAAATCATCAACACCCGCTACGAGCGCCTGAAGCCGACGATCCTGATCAGCAACCTGCCGAAGGATGAGCTGACGCAGTTTATCGGCGAGCGGGTCATCGACCGCATGAACGACGGCGGCGGCTGCACGATTTCGTTTACCTGGGACAGCTATCGGGAGAACCGGTCATGACAGGAAAAGACGCAATTCTCAACTACCTGAAAACGCATAAAACATGCAGCTCTCCAGATGTCGCCGCGGCTTCCGGAATGACGCATACCTGCATCAACCAGGCTGCCAATATCCTGGCAAAGCAGGGGGTGCTAGTAGCGGAAGCTCGGGTGTGGCGGACGGTTTACTACCGGCTGGCCACGGAAGAAGAAATTTCAGGCAGGAAGAGCACAAACCAGATTTTCAACGAGTGCCGGCAGAGCCCGGCGATGAAGCGGGTACTGGCTGTTTACGGGAGAACATCAGCATGACAATCACACTACAGGCAGTAAACGAGCTCATCTCCGCTCTGGAGAGCGCAGGCGAGCTGTCGATCAGAGAGCAGAAGTTCCTGAAGCTGGCGAAAGCGTTTAAGCAGATGGCTGCGGAGAATGTGGCGTTAGCTCTGGAAAATGTAGCAATGAAACAGATCGTTGACTCCGTAACCAACCTGGATAACGAACCTCAGTACCACGCCGAAGGCATGGGGTGCGGACTGGAAGACCGTGGCATTACTGACCGGTACGATGCCTGTCGATATGGCTGGGATGAAGCCATGGAGCGGATATACGGCGAAGTTATCCCATGCGCCGATGAGCTGGACTTTTCGGCCACCGATCAAATCGTGGTCGCTCAGCGCTCAGCATTTGTTGATGAGGCAGTATCCAAAATTGCAGAGTCTGGAGCGTTAACCGTTGGCGACTGCATTGTCGCCGTGTGCCAGTTGCGCGAGGGGGCCAAATGATCCGCCTTCACAACGCAGATTGCTTCGAAGTCTTCCCGCAAATAGCAAGCGGTACCGTTGACCTGGTATGCGCCGATATTCCCTACGGTACCACTCAGTGCCGCTGGGATTCTGTTCTCGACTTGGCTCTGATGTGGGAGCAGCTCTACCGCATCGTTAAGCCCAGCGCTGCCATTTTGCTGTTTTCCGCTCAGCCGTTCACCAGTGTGCTGATTAACAGCAATCTGCGGGACTGGCGTTCAGAGTGGATTTGGGAGAAAGGCAACGCCACCGGGTTCCTTAATGCCAAAAAGCAGCCACTGCGTGCTCACGAAAACATTGAGGTGTTTTACCGCCGCCAGCCGACCTATAACCCGCAATTCACCCATGGACACGAACGGCGCACATCGAAGCGTAAAACCGTCAATTCAGAGTGCTACGGCAAGGCTCTAACCCTGACGAAATACGATTCAACGAGTCGGTACCCGCGAGACGTGCAGTTTTTCTCGAGCGACAAACAGACCGGCAATTATCACCCGACTCAGAAGCCTCTGGCACTGGTGCAATACCTGATTGAAACCTACAGCAACCCGGGAGATACGGTGCTCGACTTCACTATGGGTAGCGGTACCGCCGGCGTCGCCTGCCAGCAGACCGAGCGCAACTTCATTGGCATCGAGAAGGATGCCGCCATTTACCGCACCGCATGCGAGCGCATGGGGATTAAGCAGGATCGTGCAGCATGACAACTGATATCACCGAACTGGCGCAGAGAGTCGAGCGCATAATTTCAGATATGAAGCTGAAACACGGCGTTAAAGATACTTATGCACCAGTCATGAAATGGGATGAATTCCTCGCGCTGGTAGAGGCGCTGGAGAAGGCGCAGGGGATGGAAGCCTACTGGAAAACTCAATGCCGCGGGATTACGGACCATTGCGAGGAGTTGCAGGCGCGCATCGCCGAGCTGGAGCGCGAACAGGAGCAACTTCGACCAGTCGGTGTGATGAGCGAGCAGGCATTTCACCGTCTTGAAAACAGAGAATGTCGCTTTATTGCTCTGTGGCCGCGCCCTGGTATCTTTTTGCCGCGCAAGCGACCCGAGGACGGCGTGATCGTTTATGCGCGTACAGCTGCCGCCGCTGGCATCAAGGTGGAGGCTGAGTGATGGCACTGACCAAAAAACAGCGCGCAGAGCTGCGCATGAAGTTTGGCGGGCGCTGCGCTTACTGTGGCTGTGAGCTTGGCGATAAATGGCACGCTGACCACGTTGAAGCAGTACGAAGGAATATCAGTAATGGCTACGCAATGGACAGACCAGAAAACGACACGGTCAGCAACATGGTTCCGGCATGCATCCCCTGCAACCTGTTCAAAATGTGCAGCACGGTTGAGGATTTTCGCAATCGCATCGCGACTCAGGTAGATGTGACTCGCCGGGCATCGAGAAGCTACCGTACATCGGAATCATTCGGCCTGGTTCAACCAACTAACGCGCCGGTAGTGTTCTGGTTCGAAAAGTATCA